TATCGTAATGACAACTGGGCTTGCCATAGTCAATCCGGCATCCCATCCAGCCCCTACGCTGATTCCGTAAGCTGTGCCGAGACCGTCACTTGTTCCGATGTCGATACCTGTAACGTTGACGTCTGCATCGCCGGTGTAGTTAGCAATCTCAATCATGTTCACGGTGTTCGTACCAGCAGTCGCGGCCCCGATAGTCGGCGCAAGATAGACCCCGCTCACCGTCGACGTAGCCGCACCTGTTACCCATACGGGCGTAGAGAACGATAGGTCGACCAGGTGTACTGTGGCCGTTGCCGTGTTCGCGCTGATCGTCGGCGTGACATCTAGGAAGATATCGGTCGGCGTACCGCTCGCGTGAATAGGAGTCGTCCCAGTTATACTCACGTACTGTTGAGCCGTACCTGCCGCAGCGTCCGCCGCATCAAGCACAATGTCCGAGCCTGCTAGTTCTGTCTGAATCGTCAGGTAAGTAGCTGCGCCGCCCGCTTGAAGCCGTGCCAAGGTAGTGGCGCTATGATCGAGCGAGATCCAGCTAGTACCAACAAGATTCTCAATGGCGAGGGTCGGTTCGACAGTCCCGTTGAAGTACCCGAAATCACTATCCGCGCTCGCAATCATGAACACGGGAACGTCAACTACCCCACCTGTTGGCATATCGAATAGGAAACAGTTTGCGTTAGGATCAGCCGTTGTCCACTCCATCGTGAACGGTCCGGCTGTACCCCCGGCAGTCCCGCCAAACGATAGAACAATGTCATCAAGGAAGTTCAAGCCAAGCAGCGGCTCAAAGTACCCCGTCGATGTGATCCCTCCGATAACTGCGTTGTGGCGGTCAGTCCAGAAGACCCCGCCCTTGTAATCGTTCTTGTCCAGTGCACCCCACGCCGTCAATCCAATGAGCAATAGCGCGAGCGCGACAATTAATGCTTTCTTCATCTTAACACCTCCGTTAGACTTCCTTGTCGGATGGGAAGGTGAAGACGCGGTAGCGCCCTCCATACAGACTCTTCCCGTTGCCGCTCAGCCAATGCCCAAAATCATCCATCACCGTCTCCGCATGTGCGATCGTGGAGTACGCCGCTAACTTAAAATCTCCGCTGACGATCTTCGGCTTCTCTCCCTTCTTCCGTGAGAAGATCACCGCCGTCACATCTAAGTAACTTCCTGCTTGTGTCTTAACCCACATAACCCACCTCCGTTATTCGTGCAAGTGCCATTGAATCGTAAGCCCGTATCCTGGGTTGGTTGCAATCGCCGTAATTAGGACGTAATACTCTTCGCTCTGTTTGAGCCACCATCCCGTGCTTGAGATCGTCGAACTGCCTGAGATCGCATAAGTAGTTCCGGTCATTACCGTCTTCATGATCGTGCTTCCGGCGCTATCTAGCACGAAGTTTGCATCAGTCCACACCTGCACCGTTGTTGCAGTGTCCTTGATCCTATTCTTGCAGTACGTCGTTGATTCTGTTTGTGTGGAGGTTATTGTTGGGTTCTCATAGACTTGCATATACATACCGCCACCAGCGTTTATACACCAGCACATATGATATGTCCCTGTTGCCGGCGTCTTTATAAGATAGGCGTCCGTTTGTCCCGCTGTTCCTAAGTCAGCCACATACACTGAATACGACCATATCGTCCCGTCAACCAACCCGGCCTCATATACGTTGATCGTGTGCCTTTGTACCGCCATTCCTGTGATAGACCCCACCATAACGAGGGCAAGGACTATCAGTATTACTCGCTTGTTCATGTTACGCCTCCAAAGTATGTAGCGTATCTCTCGCCCTCCGCCTTGAACCACTTAGCCAATGCCTTCGTGTACTTCTTGCCGATGGTGTCCTCAACGTCTCCCAGATCCTTATCCCACGCACCCCAGAACGCCGCACGGTCGTATGCCTTGCCAGTCACGGGGGCTTCACCGCAACGACACCGTATGATATTTGCCGCCGATCCGCTTGAATCGCCAGGGTGCATCAACCGCTCACCCATGACGATGAATGGCTCATTGATTGATTGCGTCTGTCCATCGGCGTCACCATGCCACTCGCGCTCTCTTCCGTCGGTTACTGTGACCCATTCGTGTCCACCGATATCCATCTCTTTATAGACTTTGTGTTGACCAGTCCCAACAGAGCCATGCGTCTCAGTCGTCGATATCGTTGCCGATCTCGATACAGACATATCCCCAAACTCGGAACGGATAGCCCTCGATATCTGTGGAGTCGATAGACCTTCCTCCATCCCGTTCTCAATCAGCTTCCCTATCCTCGCCCGCGTCACATCGTCAATCTCGCCAGCCAGCGGTATCACGCGCTCCTTTGTCCACTTCTGCGCCGCGTCCGCAAAGCCAAAGTCGTCCATCCAGGTAATCGGCACATCTACCCCAACTCGCGCTAAGGCACCAACCCCGACACCTCCACCGGCTATGAACAGTGCTGGCAGATACTCCTCGTGGATAGCTATCTGCGCATCGAGATTGACAGGTGGCAGGTAGTCTTCGCCGAGTTGTTTCGTCTTGCTCTTGAGGCTCTTCGATACCTTAACCTTCCCGGCTTCCTGTACGTTCATCGGTATGAGAACAGAATCAATCAAGTCCCCCTCCGCCCGTGGCTTGTGGTGAAACTCTCGGAGTTCATTCGGCGTATACCCTTGATCCTTCAGCCCACTACCGATCTTCACCTTCAACGCCATATCCTCACGCAGCGCCTCGATTGCCCCCACGTTGGACACTAATAGAACATTCTCACCAGGCTTAACCAGCGAGTAAGTCCACGTCGCGTCGATCTTTCCGAGGCGGGGGATAACTGTCTGCTCATAGAACAACCGCCGCATGATCGCTGCAGATGCTCTGTTTACCCCTTCAAACAGACCGAGAACGATCGGGGGCACCCCGTATACCCCTAGAATCTGCTCACGCGTATACTTGAGAAGATCAAGGAAGCCCATTTGCCTGTGCGTAGGACTCATCGATTCATACTTCATCCCTTGACCCATGATGCCAACACGGTGAGATCGCTGCACGCCACGATGCTGCTCCTCAAACAATTCCCGATACATCCGAATATCATCAGGGGATAACCTTGCGGTAGTAGAATAAACTCCCTCGGGTATAGCGGAGTTGTCAAAGAACATCTTGTTCCAGTCCATCGCCCGCACGTCAGCCCCAAGGCTCGTCTTCAATACCTCAACCGGCGACAGGCCGTAATATGGATTCTCAGGGTGAAAGTACATGAACTGAATGATCTCATCTGCGCTGAACAGCTTCGTTGTCGCGCCCGCCCGGAAGATATAGCCAGCGATGAGCCGTTCCTCTCCAGGTACAACGAACATGTAGCGCGGGTCGATCTTCGGCCACAGACCAACTACCTTCGTCTTGCTCTGGTTGCTATATAGCTTCTCAACGTACGCATTACCCGCAAGCTCCAGATATGAGACGACTGCCTGCTTGAGGTCGAACTCAGTGAGGTTGGCTTCGGGTAACGGATTCCTGATTACATCTAGCGCCCAGTAGTCAGGAATCTCTTCAGCTCCCTCTTCGTCCTTGTATGCGGGGATGACATCTTCCCAGCGATCGATCCGCGCCAGCCTCTTAAACTCCGATATCGTATAGCGCGGCTTCTTGGGTAGCTTGAGTGCGATGGTCGGCACGTCGGCTGCAGCAACCGCAATCGCCTTCACCGCAGCATGCAGCCAAGGGTGAATTCGATATGCCTGTGGAAGATCCTCCCATCGAGCAAGGTGACCTACCTCACTTCCTGTTGGAATTGAGATCGCGCTGATGGCGGGTGACTCCCGTTGCAGCTTCTCTACCAAACCGACACTGTGGCGAAGTGCTGTTCCTATGCCCATTTTCACCCCTATGCCAACAGAAAAGAGGACCCGCGTGGCATACACACGAGTCCTCAGTTCATAAGGCTTACTACCACTCTAGCACATTAGGGGGGGGATGTCAAGTCTACTAGGCGGCTGGCCCTATTGTCTAGCTTCTTTTGGATCCGTTAAGGGCTGTCTGTGGCAATTATCCGGGGACGGATCAAGCCCCGGACCACAGTGTCGCCGCAGCCGCCTATCTCTTGAGGGAGGGACGGGATTCGAACCCGCGTACTCCGGGACCACAACCCGGCGCTATTTTCCATCACAGCTTCCCTCCCAGATGCCTGCCTACCCGCGTGGTTCCGATGCGCGGCCCCGGTTACTGCATGTAGCTTCGAGACAATGGAAAAGCTTGATCAACCCTTGTTTCAGTTGGCATAGCAATCACCTCCTTACCTGTGCGGGGCGGCGAGAGTGCTCGATGTGATGCCGCCCCGCTTATCGTCCCTGTGACGATCTTATTCAAAGCACTCAGTATCTACGTACACCGCCGCATGCGTCTTGCCCTTGATTCTAAGCCACACTCGTCCACCCCATAGGAGCTTGACCCTTTTCCAGAAAGGGATTTGCCAGCACGATATGACCTCTTCATCATCACGATATACTGGCAGATCGATAACGTCACCGACACCCCTCAGCGTTCCGTTCGCTTCTTTGAACTCGATCGGCCTCGTTTTCTTCATCACTATCACTCCCTCCCCACTGTCGGCAGCACGCTCATAAGCTGCTTGCCGTCCTTCCAGATGATGACCCCGCTATCGCCGCCCATTCGAATTGTCCGCACTACTCCCTTCTGGCACTGAATCGTGAGCGACCCCGTGAGGGCCGTCCCGAGCACGGCGATCTCTAGTTCGGCCATCGCCAAGTCGAACATGCGGCTGCGGGGTTCAGGCTTGGTTGGTTGGTCCATGTACGTCCTTGTCGGTGGATTCGTGCGTGTCTTCTACGAGTTCTTCTACTACCGCCCTTATTAGTTTTCCGCCCATGTGTGTGAAATGACTGGAAAAGACGCCCATAGTTTGGCATCCAGTCTTCTTATACCTTAGTTCCGCCGCCTTCTTAAACAACTTATCCCACCGTCGCGCCCATTTAGTCCCTGTAGGGACACACTGTCCGCTCACGTGCCAAATACCTTCATAAATGCGCTTTACTTTCATCACTCACCCCTTTCTTTCATCTTGGATCGAAGCACCGCGATACGCTTTTCAATATCACGATCCTCCTTATCCCACAATGCGCCGAAATCGTCACCACCCTTGCATAACGCCCGCACACCGGCACGCCGCAATATGTTCAACATATCGAGGATCTCTTCTATTGCCTGCCAGATCTCACAGTCCATCTCAACCATCACTCGCTCCTTTCAATCTTCAATACATGCCAGCGATACGGATGGACTCCGAACTCGCCATCTTCCCGGATCACCGTAAGCTCGCCGATCACCGTGTACCTCTTCCCCGATCGCAGCCCCACCTCGACCATCACCACAGACGGCTTGCCCCGCTTCTCTTCCGTGGTCCTCGCCCGCCTCACTTCATAGCCCACGTACCGCGGCAGATAAGGTTGTATGCGAGTATCACGGTAGCTCTTCGCGGCAAACGGTCTCCAGGGGAATAGGTGATCTCCCTTCTTGCGGTCTAGGATCGAGCCGAGGAACTTGTCGGCTATACCCTTAGCGGCTAGGGCGTCTTTGCGCTTATCAGTTGTCATCGCCAATCACCTTCACTAGCGCGGCGGCGAGTTGAGCGGGGGTGGCGCGACAAATCAACCAAACGAAATCTTGATTCCAACGTCCATCTACATCCCACGCATTGGTAACCATAAGAGCATCAAGAAAGACACCCTTTTTTTCTCTCTTCTCAATCTCCGCCAGCACCCCGTCCTTGCCATGCCAGAGGGTAATGTCGGTGTCGAAAGCTATGCTAACACCTTTGCCATGCAGCCCATCGCGCCATCCGCTTAGCCCGTCATCTTGGAATGGTTGCTTGATCCTCTGGTCTACATAGATGTAGCCACGCCACCGCGCTATCTTCTCGTTATCAGTCACGCTTTCTCCTTTTGAGGACCGGGGCGATCCTGCTCGATGTACCGCTTCGCCATCACCTCAGCCGCCGCTGTAGCCATACGCGCCGCCTCGTCGATGAACGCCTCGGTTCCGAGCTCGTCGATCATGCTCGCCGGTATCTGTATCGCCATCTGTAGGACTTTCTCACTCATCACAACACCCCCAACAACGCCATGCCAACCGCCCAGCATATCGCGATGAACGTTATCACCGCGCCGGCCATGAAGACCGCCATCCCGATCCGATACTCTATCTTCGCCTTCTTGGGTGCATTCTTTGCCTCGGCTGCGTTCATCACAAACAGATAGAGATATGCACACTTGCCAAGGTAGCCGATCGTGACCGTCACCCCGAACCCGATTATCATCGCAAGTAAGAGCATGACCCCGTGTGTTTCTGCCATCATGTCGCCCCCTGTGTCCTTACCCAGACAAAGGCGCGGGTGATAGCGCGAGCGGCTGTCTTAGCAGTCATCAGTGACCACGGAGCATAGAACTCCTCTAAGAGTCCATCGATATCACCTTTGCCCGCACCCCATATATCCTCATCCTGTCCGCTTGCACAATCGACGCAAATTACGGACAGTCTCGCCTTTTCAGCCAACTCCCACGCCGCCGCGATGTCATTAGGGTAGTCTGGTATCGGCTGCCACACTGGGCCAAATCCCATGTCGTCTTCAAACCGGTATTGTTGTAGACAACCATTTCTCTTCTCAGTGCGCGCAGCCCCCTGCAGCATCGCCACCCTAATCTGCAACTCCTCATCTGATAGCGCCATCACTTCGTCAAAATTCATCGCTGCTCCTCATGTCCATAGCTGTATCCTCTCTTGCCAACTCCTCGCTCGTTTCCAAACACTTAACGCTGTTGCAATGACTAAATCGTCATGCGAGCCTTCCTCTGCTCCATAGTTAGCATGGCCACTGCTCTTGCTCAACTTCCGCCTGAACACCCTCAACTCCTCCTGTAATGCCTTGCCGGTTTCCGAGGATGGAATCTTGATCCGCCCCGATCCGAGCAACACCTGAAGCCTTCCAATGAGCGCCTCTTTCCCCACACTTAGCTTATCATACCCCTCATCGACAAGCTGTTGCAAATCCTTGTCGCCACTCGTGATCGTCACCGCAACGATCCGCAGCTTGGGAGACTCCCGGCGCAAGAAGTCGATGAACGGCCCGCCTAACCCGGTCGCGTCGATGTATACCTCTGGCTCGCCTATGATCGTCTGAGAGGCCCCGCCTTGCCGCTTGATTGCCAGTCGCTTAGTGTTAGCCGCCCTCACCGCCTCAAGCAACTTGTCGTGTAGCTCCGCAAGCCTGATAGCGATCCTCGTATAGTCAGTTCCCAGCATCGCCCGTTCAAGGTGACGAACGGTGAAGGATTCATCCTGGCCGGTCAACTGCGACTCTGCTACTGAGATCGCCGTGAAGTCTTGTTGCTTGCCAAGGTCACAGCCAATCGTCACGCCTACGGTGTCATCTGCAAACTTAATCCCCACACCGATCACCTCTCCACTACCTTCCGGTCTTCGGCTGTTGCCTCGCGCAACGTAACCCACTGCCCGTCTGGATGCCGATAGCACAGCCAGCCAGCGTGACGCTCGCTTTCTGCGAGTATGATCATTTCCCTATTGCCGTGACCCACATCAAAGAAACGGATTCCCTTTGGTTCATATATCTTCCTTGGCATAGCGAACACCTCCTCTCAGCGTAGCCCGACACAATATTCCTCATAGATCTTATCTGCTGTCAGCTCAGTTTCACCTTCCCCTGCACGATTAAGATCCAACACGCTTTCAAGAGTCTCTCCGTGAAACGACGTACCGCGTTCATCACACCTCTCGATCCTGGCTCCTAGAGATTCCAAGCCCTTATTCCCATACTCATCTTTGATGTATGCCCGCAAGTCATCCTCTGTCATCCCCGGCATTACCGGCGCATCGACTACCGTGGACCACTCAAAGTATCGATCCTTGATCTTGATTATCCCTCTTCCCATTCTATCCTCCTAACCACTTGAACGCCTCCCAGTATCCACGGCTGAATATCAGCCTCACGAAGAGGACGACGCATTGCCTAGCCAACTGCGCCACTTCTACCAATTCTTCCCTGTTTCTCATCATTCGCTTCCTTTCCGCGATAAGTGCTGATTGCACGTACATCAGAGTACCGACCGTTTTCATAGGCTCCACTCCATCACGCTCTCCTGGAACGCTGCTTCGATATCGCTGTAGCTGAACGCGCTCGCCTCTGTCTCGACGAACTCACATAGGTACTCCTGTCTGAAGGCTGCATCCGACATCCGCGCCTTCTCATGTGCGATGAACTCAGGCTTGATCCACGGGCACTCATGCCACTTGGCTGTGAAGCGTTGCCACTCATCGCCGCCATGCTCCCACCACTCATAGAACAGTCCACGTTTTCCGAATGGCGTTGATAGCACCACCAGCCGTGCATTCTTTGCCGTTGATTGCGTCGGCGTCGCCGCGTCGATTGCCTCCGCTGAGATACGCGCCGCCTCGTCGATGAGTAGTAGCGACACGTCCGCATAACTGCGGCTTGCTCCACCCGTCCCAGGCAACGCCACGATGAAGGAACCCGACGGTAGTTGTATCTCAGTTCGTGACTCGTATACCAGCGCCCCTCCTCGCAAAGCTGAGTACAGAAGTCGGACCGTCTTCAGTAGGTTCTTGGATTGCCTCTCGCCCTCGGAGACGACCAGCGAACCGCTCCCTGGTACGTAGAGAGCGTTGTACAATGCCAGGACAGCCGAGACGCTTGACTTCCCACCTTGCCGCGTACAGTTGAAGAGGATGCGCGGGGCTTCGCTCTGGAGGGCCTCTACCTGCCATCCACTCGGGAAGCCCGGTCTAAGGTCAATACGCTGCGCGAACTCCATGCGAGAGACTGGCATCGCTGCAAGCATCGTCTGAGCTATCTCACTCGCTTGTACTGGCATTCTACTCCTATAACGGCGGCTGGCCGGATCTAAACCGGCTGTCCTCTAAATTATAGCCATACTGTTTCATGGTAGTGTGGCCTCCATCGGCGCCCACTCGGATCTATCCTCCAGACTTCGGAGGGTATTCTTTTATGCTTTCGCAATGGACTAGGACGGTTACTACCCATTCCCGTGCGTGTTCGCACCACGCCGCAGCCGCCATCATTCTCCCTTCCCCGCAAACTTCGCTAGCACCTTCTTTGTGTCCTCTAGCGCCTCTGGATGCGCCTGGAGTACCAGGATCAACGCCTGCTGTATCTCTAGCCATGCGGGGCTGTTGAGCATGTTCACGTCAAGTTCCTGCTTATCCTTCCAGTCGCAATTATTCTTAAGATCGAAGATACGCCCGGGGCCATATCCATCACCGTCTAACAGGTGAGTCACCTTGTTGGCTTCAATACGCGCCTTTGTCCTTTTTATAGTTCCAAAATACTCATCGCGCTTTTCATATACGAGCAATCCATCCATAGTAAGATCGAGGAAGACACAAA